TCCTCGAAATGAGATTTCCGATATGCGTCGAGTTTCTTGATGGCCTCGCGGCGGGACTCGTCGATGGCCTTGGCATAGGCATGCAGGATACTGGTCCCAGCGTGCCCCATCATCTGAGCCACGAACAGGTCGGGCGTCCCCGAAGCGCACAGCCTGCTCGCGAAGGTGGCCCGCAGGTTGTAGATCGGGAAATAGGAAGGCGAGCGAGTCCCTTAAGAAATCAGCGCAGAATGGTTGTGTTTCGGGAGAGTAAGGCTGTATTGAAACCGGACTTCGTGACCACGCCACGGAGAAAACGCACCTGTCCTTCTGGCTTACCACACCCGTCGAGATTCTCTGCGGTCCGATCCAGCAATGGTCGCTGGGGATTCCCCGTCAATTTAGGGGATTTCACCCTCGAACTCGGGAGAATGCCAAAATCGAAGACTGGTTGGCGGAGCTCGAAGTCATGAGCGAACCATTCTCCGCCGATTAACAGGGAAGAAATCAGGGAATTACTTCAGTTTCGGCCACGTTTGCCGTGCTGTATACGCGTATCCTCATAAGCCAACCTGAGTTACACGCCGAATCGGCCATTGAGGATGACACGACGAACAGGGAATTAACAGGGAAGCTCCGGACCTGAAACTGTGAATTAGTCGTGAAAAAAGCGCCCCCATGGGTCGCTGACCTTCTGCAGGTAATTCCGACTTTTCGAGCCTTTCGCCCAATCACAGGCTAAGGCATGACGACGCGCGATCGTTGGCTTTGACCCTAACATTTCTGTTCGGGATCAACGAAACCTCCATGGTCTCAGAGTAAGTTCACGAGCGGCTTCCCATCGGCTCTTACGAGGCGGGTCAAAAATTGATGGCTTCCCGGCATCAAGTTTCCGCTTCTCACTCTCGTAGAACTCTATTAATCCGAGACAGCCTTTGTCCCGCTGCTTAAACCAGTCCAGGGCCTGGGAAGTCGAATCAACTTGATCGTCATATTTGGACTTTGGAAATGTCGTGAGCTCATGCAGGTATTCAGCCAACCACGGAGCCCTATCGGGTACATACACAAAGCCGTTTTCAATCATGCCGCTGACGGCGTGCATCCTCATGATCTTGTCCATCGTGGGTTCATATTTCTTAACAGCGTGTAGTCCCTCGTCGATAAGTTCCTGGATCAACTGCGTTCCCGACGCACGATCCTCAATCAGGATCACCGAGGGCTTGAACAGCTCGAACTGGTCTTGCACGGCGCGTTTCAGATCAGGATACCCAAGTCGCTTGCGAAAGACATTCAGCAGGAAAAGGTTTTTACCTGACGCCCCCCAGGTTGTAATAACGGAGTAATTGCTGAGCTCTGTCGGTTTATTCGCTGTGTCCACGCTCTGAAAGGTCAATTCGAATTTCGGAGGAAGGTCAACGGGAGTGTAGGTCTTGAACCAATCCTTTTTAACCATACCCCCACCCAAGGGAGCCGGAGCCTGCTGATATTGCCCAGCAAAGTTGTACTCGCCCTGGGCTTCGCGAATGCGATGCAGGACCTCCAGTGGCTCACGGGCCGGGTGAAGAGCTTCGCCAGCACGGCGCCGAAATCGTCGCACCCCGTAGGGTGTTTGGATCACGTGGATCTCGTCTTCTTCGGCGATCGCGGGGAAGCGGACCACTTTCCAGGGTTCCAGGCTGAGGACGTGGCCCACCAAATCGTCCTCATGTAGCCGCTGCATAATTAGAATAATGCAGCCCGTCCTCTTGTCGTTTAATCTGCTATATAATGTGTTATCAAACCAGTTATTGCAGTTCTGACGCTGGACGTCTGAAAGAGCCTCATCGGGTTTTAACGGATCGTCGATGATGATGAAGTCCGCGCCGCGGCCGGTCAACAGGCCGCCGAGGGATGTCGCCAGACGAAACCCCTTTTGAATTGTCACAAATTCTTGCGCAGCCTGCCGCTCATTCGAAAGCCGTGCGGAAAACACATCTTGATACCAGTCGCTCAGTAGTAGTGAGCGACAATCGATGGCATGTTTATTCGCGAGATCTTGTGCATAGCTCGAGCAAATGATCTGGCTGCTTGGGTTTTGTCCCAGGAGCCACCCCGGGAACGCGACTGAGGCGCAAATTGATTTCAACGAACGCGGCGGAACATTAATGATGAGTCGAGTTGTTTCACCTCGCCGACAAGCTTCCAGTTCCGCGGCTATCACTTCGATATGCCAGTTGCGGAGAAATGGAGTGGTCGGATTCAGCGCGTAGAAGCTTTTTTCAATGAAGGCATAGAGATCTTGCCGCAGTAACGCTCGATATTCATTTGCCGTCAATCTCATCTTGCTCGCCTCCTAGGTCTCCATTACCGAATCGTTCCAGAATTCCCTGCACCACCTTCTGATCGTCCTCACTGAAGGCAGTATCGCCAGCTAGGGCTTGAGCCGCCCGCTCCTCAGCGGAGACCACAAGGTCCGCGAGGTGCCGTAAAGCTCGCAGATCTCCCGAAGCTGCCTTATTCACCAGTTGCTTAACGGCAGCCTCAAGCTTGGTGACCGTCTTTCGCTGGCCGTTTTCGTTGATAATCACCTTTTCGCGCAAGGTTCTCGCGAGAACGGCAGCCATGTTCAACGTGCCTCTGGGACGGCCCTTAGGATTTCCGGACTCGCCTTTCTTGAACCGAGTGTGTTTGGGAGGATTGCAGTACCCGACTCTATCTTCAGTCAATTTTTCAAACTTGCTTTGGTGGTCCATGCCCTGCCTCCCTTTCAAGTTCCAGGAAAGTTTGGCCTGATGATTCCTTTATGGCGTTTTGGCCGGTAAAGGCCTGCCAGCGGCGCACAATCGTGTCGACGTAGCGCGGCTCGAGTTCGATTCCGTAACAAACGCGACCAGTTCTCTCTGCAGCAATCACAGTTGTGCCGCTACCCAAGAAGGGGTCGAGCACAACTTCCCCGCGGGCGGTGCAATCGAGAATGGCGTCGGCGACCAACTCCACTGGTTTGATCGTGGGGTGAAGGTTGCACAAGTGCCCCTCCTCGGCGCTCCGGGACAAGGAATTCACCCGCCTGTAGTGCCACACGTTCGTCCGATAGCGCCCAAACTGGCCGAGCTGAATATTGTTTCGATGTGGTTCCTGGCCGTTCTTGAAGACAAAAACAAGTTCGTGCTGACTACGGTAAAGCGACCCTTGGCCGGCTACGTCCTTTACCCAAACGCACAGGTTTTTGAACTCCGTATACATCTGGCGCGCTGCGGCCAGCAGTTCCGGCGTGTGCCTCCAATCCATACAGATGAACTGCAACGCTCCGTCCTCGCTATAACGAGCTAGCGACCCAAATACCTTGATGAGAAAAGCGGTAAATTCCGCTTGGCTCATTTCCCCACAGGCCATGGCGAATTCCGCGTAATGAATCCTCCCGAATCCAGCCACGTAGCCATCTATCGGATCGTTGTAAGGTGGATCAGCAAAGCCCATATGGGCTCCGTGATCGCCCATAAGGCGCTCGTAGCTATTTCGAGCGAGCGCGTCTCCACAAAGCACTTGATGTTTGTTGAGCTTCCACAGGTCACCCGCTCGGCTCACCTGGATTGGCGAGGGCTCTGGGAGTGCGTCGGCTGGATCGTCCTTGTCCGCAGCAGCTGGCGCGAGGTTGTCGATGAACAGATCGATCTCGCCCATTACAAATCCTGTGACCTCGAGGTTGAAGTCCAGCTCAGCCTCCGAGAGGATTTTTAGCTGCTCGCCCAGCAGCTTGTCGTCCCATTCGGCTCTTTCCGTAAGCCTGTTGTCCGCTATCAAAAAGGCGCGTGTTTGAGACTCAGTAAGGTGTTTAAGCCGGATGGTCGGAACCTCAGTAATACCGAGTAATTTGCATGCCGCAAGGCGTCCGTGGCCGGCCACAACCTGCATTTCGCCATTAATTAACAGTGGAACATTGAAGCCAAATACTTCAATACTCCGCGCTATTTGCCGAATTTGTCTTTTGTCGTGCAGGCGGGGATTCCTGGGATCAGGCCGGAGGGTTGTGGTCGGCCTGTACTCGATTGCCAGTTTTCGTTTGACCGTGCCCAACTTCTCGGTTGGGTGCTGGAGATTCACTGCCTCGGCTTTCGTATCCCTGTCCATGTGTCTCCTCTCCATTTTCAAGTAACCTCAGGCTCAGGTTACGAAAAGGATCGGAGATTGAACAGGCAACAAAAACGATTGCTTTGCCCTATTTTGTTTCCGGGTCGATGGGATGAGGCTCTAGGTGAACGACTGCCCTTTTTAACCGTAAAGGTGCCAGAAGGGATTGTTACGCTTGAAGTTAGCCAAGTTCTTCCTTAGCTGTTCTTCGGTTACGGGTTCCTTGGGAGGGTTCCCGTCCGCTTCTAACCCCGCGTTCACCAGATTCGCGAGGGTTACAAATGTCACAGGGTGCCGCAATCCTTTTTGGAGAAATGAGTGGCACTCGAAGAGCATTGAATGATCCCGATCCCGCCCGTGCCGTTTCGTCGCAAAGGCCTGCTTACAACGCCCGAGTTGTTGTGAAAACCCATCTGCGAGCTTGCCAAGAGTCAATACAATTTCTTGATTGCCTTGAATCATGCAAAGAGCGATTGCCGCACGGAGCCCCGCAATTGCAAGTTCCAACTTCTTCTTGAATTTGGCTCCTCGTGCCTTCGATAACTCATACCACCAAGCAGAGACGTCCTTATCTACATAGCCCCTGATCTTCATTGCGCAGAGTTGCGACAGACGCCTATCACGCAAGATGGCGGCAATAGCGGCGTCGGAATTCAAATAATCCCTCTTAAGGATTCCTATGAACTGATCATTCCACTTACACTGGTTAGCCGTGTCTTGAGTCCACGCCGGAATACGGACACCCTTTACCTCTTCAGTTGTTCTTCCGGTCTTGCTCATTGTTCCTCCGAGGCAACTCTGGATATTAGCCCAGCCCCAGGAGCGAGGCAAAAGGCGTTCGCCTCAGGTCTTCTTCGGCTCATTTCTTTGCGGGTTCCTACTCGATTTGTTCAAGCCTGGCTTTCGCTTCAGGAAGGTAGGAATTCCTTCGCATTCCGCTGATTTCGGGCAGGATGCCATACAAAACCAGACTTCTTTTTTTCACCTCAGCCTCCACTGGGCTCCTCCAGTCCGAGACTTGTGATCCGATTCAGTCTTTTCTACGCGCAGGAGGCTCCCTAATTCTCTACTTGACTGTTCGGGGGAACAGAGCGTGCATTGTAGCAGGCTCTGTCACCGATGTCGGCGGACTTAACATATCGCCTCGCAGGCCTCCCAGCAATGCAGAGGAGGAAATTGATAGGGCTCTGGAAGCAGCTCTACGGGCGTAGGGCACCCCCTCAGATGCGGAGCGAGCTGCTTGTTCAGATGCTCGCCTACCGGATTCAGGAGCAGGCTTATGGGGGGCTAAGCACTGAGACTCGAAAGCGCCTTCGCGGACTCGCCCGCAAGTTTGAGGCGAACCCGAAGGCAGAACTACCAGGCATGGTGCGGATCAAGCCTGGTACCCGGCTGATCCGAGAGTGGCGCGGCCAGTCCCATTGCGTCACCGTCCTTGAGAACGGCTACGAGTACGCCAAAAAGCGCTATCCCAGTCTGTCTCAAATCGCCCGGCTGATTACCGGAACGCGATGGTCTGGCCCCCTATTCTTTGGCCTCCGAGGCCAAAACGCCAGGAAGGACCTGAATGCCCGGCGAACCTAAGCGGCTCGTCCGCTGTGCGATCTATACCCGTAAGTCCTCCGAAGAGGGACTGGAGCAGGCGTTTAACTCCCTCGATGCCCAGCGGGAAGCCTGTCGGGCATTCATCACGAGTCAAAAGCACGAGGGGTGGCGCGTCCTTCAATCTGTTTATAACGATGGTGGGTACTCTGGCGCTACCATGGACCGCCCGGCCCTTGGGCGTTTGATTGAGGATGTCCAAGCGGGGAAGATCGATGCTGTCGTCGTTTACAAGGTTGACCGGCTCACACGCTCTCTCACAGACTTTGCGAAGATCATTGACATCTTCGACGCACACCAAGTCAGCTTCGTCTCTGTCACCCAACAGTTCAACACCACGACCTCCATGGGACGGTTGACTTTGAATGTGCTGCTCTCTTTTGCACAGTTTGAGCGTGAAGTCACGGGCGAGCGAATCCGCGACAAGATCGCTGCCTCGAAACGCAAGGGTATGTGGATGGGGGGGAACGTCCCACTCGGATATGACGCAAAAGACCGGAAGCTCGTGGTCAACGCCAGGGAGGCAGAAGCGGTACGAAAGATCTATCGTCAATACTTGAATCTTGGTTGCGTGTCCAAGCTGAAGACCTACCTGGAACGGACCGGCTTAAGGAGCAAAGAACGGCTCAGCCAAGCAGGTCGCAAAACCGGCGGCACTGTCCATTCTCGCGGTGCGTTGTACAACATTCTCCGAAACCGGATCTACCTAGGGGAAATCGAGCACAAGGGGCAGGTCTACCCCGGTGAACATGAAGCGATTGTGCAACGTGAGCTTTGGGAGCGGGTGCAGACACGCCTGCGAGCAAACGACAATGCCCACAAGAACCGCTCCCGAGCCGCGATGCCAAGCTTGCTGGTAGGTCTGATCTTCGACGACCATGGCAACCGGTTCACACCTGTCCATGCGGTTAAGAATGGTAAAAGGTACCGATACTATGTCTCCCAAGCTGCGATCAAGAACCCGGGCAGCTGTCACCGAGGTCCCGCCCGAATCCCTGCGGGAGAAATAGAGGGGCTGGTCTGCTCAAGGCTACGGGCATTCCTGGGATCATCGCGCGAGGTGGTCGACTCGTTGCACCTGCAATCTAATGACGTGGCCGCGACTCACGCTGCTCTTGCGGTCGCACGGCAATGGTCGGAGCAACTGGGCTCGGCGGCAAGCACCGAAACGAGCGCCTTTATTCGTAGCCTCGTGTCCCGCATTGTCGTCCGCGCAGCCACCGTCGAGGTGCGTATCGATAAGCAAGCCCTGCGGGACGGACTCCTCGGAAACGTCGGCGCTACCACACCCACCAGGGCGAATGGGGGCAATGGCCAACTGTCATTCAAAATACGGGCACGCCTCACACGCTGTGGCGGAGAGGTGCGATTGGCACTCCCGGCCAGCTCGAACGGGGGATCCCCTACCCACCCCTCGCCCTCCCTGATCAAAGCTATAGCGCGTGCGCACGATTGGTACGAACGAATTGCTCGAGGTCAAGTGACAGGCATTCGTTCAATTGCAAAGACAGCCGGGCTTGATGAGCGATATGCGGGCCGGATTCTTCGGTGTGCCTTCCTTGCCCCAGATATTGTCGACGCCATTGTGAAAGGTCGGCAGCCTCCCGATTTGACGCTCCACGACCTGCTATCGGATTTGCCCAGCGACTGGATCGAGCAACGTCAACGGCTCAGCTTCGCAAAGAGATAATCTTGCGAGCCTGCAACCTCCAAAACTGCGCCGGCGCTCGATTCCTAACCATCGAAATCTGCGACAACCTAGCAATCAGAGACAATGCTGCTCGATATAACCGCAGTCTGTGATGCCAAGACGAGCGTGGCGCACCGTGGCCCGGCACTAGGACTGAAATCAGTGGTCCCCCCTTCAGATCCGCAGTGAACGTTGGTCTTCGCGGGGCTCGTGTCAGGATTGGGCGCCGTGTTAGGCGTGCCTAGGACAGATGGACGGTACAGATAGCACGGGGATGATTTCCGGACCGAAGCACGTAGGTCCAAACCGGCGTGGAGAAGCTATGTCTGGCCTCGTTCGATCATGTTGCTGATCGCTCAATCCTTGCTGGTAGCCGCAGGGTGCTTGGACCTGGATTTGTATCAACGTCACCATTGTTGGGTCGCTTTCGAAGAAATTGTCCCTTGACAACACAGTCCGCGGGGCTCAACGGCCTTCAATGGGCGCCGCGCAATTTGTTGCAGAGGATTTCCTATCAAGCCATTACATATTCACATCGAATACGTTTTCGAGATTTATCTCTGGTTTGGAACCAATATAGGGTCGGCCAGCCGGAATTTCTTCTGCTGAAGCACCAGATTGCTGTCTCTACACTTAATTTCACGGGC